GGCCCGCGAAGGCGTGCGCGAGGCCGCCGACCAGTTCACCGATCGGCCGCAGGATGGCGGACATGTCACCGAGCGCCCCCACGCCGACCTGGACACGCCCGGAGAGCACGCCAAGGGCACCGGCCCCGCTGGACACGGAGCCGAACAGGTCATGCAGCCCGGACGACACCGGGACGATCGCCGCTTCGGCGTTGCCGAAGGCCTTGCTGAGGGAATCCACCGAGGTGACTGCGACGGGGACGGTGGCCACCGCCAGGCCGGCCAGCGCGCCCTTCAGCGGGTTGACCCAGGATCCGGCCGCCTTCCCGATGCCGTTCGCGGCGCCGCTGAGTTTCTTCTCCACGGCCGGCCCGTAGATGTCCCACAGGTCAGTCGCGATGCGGATGCCGGACTTGATGTACGGGATCGCAGCGGACACCGACGACGTCATGCCCCGGGTGATTTTCTCGAGGCCGGGGGCTACGCCGAGATAGATCTGCAGGAACGCCGAAGAGATCTGCTTGCCGAGGCCGCGCATCGCGCCGCCCAGGCCCTTGGACTCCGCCGCCGCCAGCGCCGCCGCGCCGCCGACGCGGCCGACCTGGACGCCGAAGTTTTCGAACGCGGTACCGCCCTGGTGTGCGAGCGCGACCATCGCGGACAGCGCCGGCTTACCGAACGCCATCGCGGACGCGGCCGTGAACTGCTGCGTCGTCATGTGCTCGGACGCGACACCCATCTGGGTGATGACGTACTGCAGGCCCTTGAAATTGCCCTGGGAGTCGAACGCCTCGATGCCGAGGTCGTGCAGGCCCTTCGTGGCGAGCTTGGTGGGCTTGGCCATGTTGACCAGCGCGGACCGAAGGGCAGTGCCCGCGGTCTCGCCGATGATGCCGGACTTGCCGAGCAGGCCAATCGCGGTCGCCGTGTCCTTCACGGACACACCCATGGTGTGGGCGATCGGGCCCACGTACTTCATCGCGTAGTAGATGTCCATCAGCTGCCCGGAGGCGCTGTTGGCGGTGTTGGCCAGGACGTCGGCGACGTGCGCCGCCTCAGTGGACTTCAGCGAGAACTGGTCCATGATGTCGCCCTCGATCTGGGCGGACGTGGCGACATCGGTACGGGCCGCGGCGGCGAGCTCGATCGTGCCCCGCGCGGCCTTGATGGCGTCCTGCGCGGACAGGCCGGCCTTGGCCAGGTCCACCATGGCGTCGGCCGCCTCGGACGCGTTCGCGCTGGGCAGCTTCATATCCGAGCCGAGGGCCTGCGCCTCCCGGCCGGCGGCCGCCATCTGCGCCCCCGAGGCGCGGGTGACCTCGAGAAACTTGTTCATCGAGTCGGTGTATTCGTTGCCCGCGTGAACGATGTCGTGCAGGCCGTACAGGATCGCGCCGCCCGCGAGGAGCAGCCCCAGGTGCTTGACCGAGCCGAGAGCCGACTCCGCGCCCGAGCGCACCGCACCGAAACCGGAACGGGCTGTCGCTCCCATGCGGGTGAACGCCGGGCCGGCCGCGCCGGCAGCCCCACCGGCAGCGCGCACCGAGCGGCCCGCGGCGAGGGCTGCGGCTTCAGCCTCGCGGGTCGCGGCCGCACCACCACGTGCGCCCGCACCGAGCGCCGTCAGACCGCCACGGGCCGCATTAGCTTCGGTTCCCAGAGCCCGGGAGCCGAGTGATGCGCGGCGGGCGGCAGCATCGAACGCCGTCAGCTCGGCGCCAGCGACGCGCATGCCCACGCCGAAGGCCGCGGTCTCTGCGACGACGCGGACGCGCACAGTACGTTCGGTCACGGCGGCCCCCTGTTCAGTTGTTCAGCCAGAAGGCGCCGCGTCGCAGCAGGTCAGTCGTTGGACAGTCCGAAGGAGCGCAGGACTTCGGCGGCCGCCGCGGAGGGCGGACCGAGCTCACCGGACTGGAACTGCACGCCGAGCGCCGCGTTCCACAAGGCGGCCAGCTGCCCGTCGGACAGGGCGTCCCAGAACTCGGCGAACTCATCCGCCTCACCGGGTGCCGGGTCGGCGGGCGTCGGCTCCAGGAGCTGCGCGCGCACCAGCGCCGGGGCGAAAGCATCCGCGTCGAACGCCGGGTCCTCCCGGCTGCCGGCCTTGGCCGCCTGCTCGATCTGGTCCTTCGTCGGCGGATGCTCGGTCCGCAGACCCTGGTAGGCGCGGTGGGTGACCGCCTCGAGGACGAAACGCACCCGGGACGCCTCCGCCAGCGCCTCAACTTCCTGCAGGCGCTTCGCGACGTCCGGTGCGGTCGTGGTGCCCGCCACTTCGTCGTGCCGCTGCGCGCGGCCGAGGAGATCCTCCAGGGCGTCGATCTCAGCGGCCGCCTCAGCGTCCATCACCATGTCGACGATGGCCCGGGGCCGCTTGATGCGCTGACGGATCTGCTGGAACGTCAGCGGCACCTGCTGCTTGGTCTGTGCGGCCGGCCGCGGCCGTGCCGGTGTTCTCTTTGCTGCGGTGGTTGTCACGGGTTCCCTGTCCGTTTCAATGGCTAGCGCAGTGCGTCCTGCACCGCGATCGTGACGCCGACCTCGAGGTCGGCCTCGTTGGCGTCCAGCGCCGGGCCGAGGTGCGGGAGGGGCGCGTTCTTGCTGGTCCCGTACTCGATGATGTTTCCGAGCGGCCCCTGCGTCTTGCCCTTGTCCGGGCCGATCTCCGCCTCCACGCCCTCAGCGGTGGTCTTGACGTCGTAGCTGATGGAGTAGGGGTAGGCGGGCAGGTACTTGTGGCCCTTGATGCGGTCGCGGGCATCGTCGCGGACCTTCCGCGCGGTGACCTCGACGGCCTTGCGGGTGGTCACCGCCAGGAGCGCCGGAGACCGCGTCAGCGCTCCGACGACCTCAGTGAGACCGACAACGATCAACGTCATGGCTTCTCCGTTCGGAAGACCGACACCTTGACGCCCTCAGTCCGGCCGCCCTTTTCCTGGTGCGCGGTGACCCGCCGGGCTCCGGCCAGGCAGGCGTGGCACTTGGTGACCGATGCGTCGTAGGAGTACTCGTGGTCGGCGTGCGTGGACTCCGCCAGCGGAAACCCGCAGTCGCCACACAGGCCCGCTTCGGCCTCGAGCAGCGCCAGCGCCCACCAGCGGTCCTCCGGCAGCCACAGCACCTCACCCGGGCCCGGCATCGGCCGGCCCAGGAAGATGCTGCGGGGAACACCCCAGGCGCGGGCCGCCTCCATCTCCCGCCGGAACGGAAGGCGGTTGTCCCGCAGGCGGCCTACGAGAAAGGGATAGGGCTGGGCTCCTCATTCACGGCCAGCGCCGCACCGAACAGAGTCCGCGCCGTCCCGTCGTTCACCGTGTCGAGCAGCCGGTCGACCTGCGCCGCGGTCAAGCTCGGCTCCACGCAGCACACGCCGAGCAGCGCCGGCAGGAACGTCGCCGGGTCGTAAGGCTCCTTCGAGCCCTCCGGCGCCGGATGCATCGCCAGCACCCTGCTGTAGGCGCGGTGGCCGAGCGCCCGGAACTTGAACGGCACCGTCGCCTCGAGCACCCGCTCGCTGACCGCGTCGATCCGCGCCCGCACCTCCGCCGCCGGATTGACCTCCCCCAGCGACGTCGGCACCCACTCCCCCAACTGCCCGAGTTCGGCCTCGAGGGCTTCCAGCTCGCCGGCGGCATCCCCCGCGAGACACACCGGAACGGTGACCTCGCGGGGAGACGCCTGCTCCAGCAGCGCAGAAATATCCGGCATCAGGCGACGACAGCCCGCGTCGCCGGGTCGCTCGTGACCTTCAACGGCGACATGAACTTGTTGACCTCGTTGGCCGCCGGCGCGATGTTCTGCGCCTCACCCGCCGTCACCGGGTACACCTCGACCTTGTCGCCGGACGCGTAGGCCGTCGCGAACGCGGTGCCGCGGCGCACCACCAGGAAGCCGGAGGCGTTGTACACCAGCGTGGTGTACGGCTGCTCTTCGATCGTGGTGGAGCCGCGCTTGAACGTCACCTCGCAGGTGTAGGAGCGTCGGCCGGGCTGGTTGGTGGTGAACGTCGAGCCGAGCGAGCTGGTGTCGACGTCGGCGGTCGCCGGGTCGGTCTTGAGGCCGTCCGGGGTGATGCGCAGCGTCCAGTCGGCGCCGCCGTTGAGCTCCGTGGCGGTCGGCGCGTTGATGTTCGCGATGGAGCCCACCCACGACACCTTGGTGTTGCCATCGCTGATCAGGTCAGACATGAACCCTCCTCAGGGCATAAAGAAGGCCCCGAGCAGGCGGGGCGAACGAGACGGGGTGGGTGAGGGTCAGATGCGGAGCGCGGCGACGGTCACCGACGTTGTCGAGGAGTACGTGACGGAAGCCAGGCCGTCGGAGGCTCCGGCGAGCAGCTCACTGGCGATGGGGCCGATCATCATGTCGCCGGTGGTGGCCGGGACGGTGATGACGACGTCGGCGGCGGCCTGGCCGCGGACCTTCGCCGTCGAGGACAGGGTGACCGTCATGCTCGAGCCGGCGGCGTTCTTGACGTGCAGGAACGTCCGCTCCCCGCACACGACCTTCGTGCTCGCGGCGGCCGCGCTGTAGACGGGAGCAAGGCCCGCCAAGTTGACGACCTGGGTGGTCAGAGTGGCCATGGGGTGGTCTCCTAACTCGGAGTGGAACGCAGCCGGTAGCGGGCTACGGCGTAGAACAGAGGGGGAGTTACGTCGTCGTCGCGCTGTACGGGCGTCCCATCGAGTGCCTCGGGGCGCCATGCGGTCCGGCCGGCCACCTGCAGCGGCGCAGACAGCGCCGCATGAGAACGGTCGGCGACGTTGAGGGCCTGCTCGGCGGTGGCACCCACGCAGGTGATCTGGATGACGCCGAGGAAGTTGACCCGGTCGTCGGCGAGAGAGGCCCGGACGGGCGCCCCCACATCGGGGTAGAGCACGCAGTACGGCGGTACGGCCGACTGCGGGGCACCGCCCAGGTAGACGGTCATGGCCGGCGAGGCCGCGGTGAGAGCCGCCGTGACGGCGTCCACGTGAGGCAGCACCGCGGGAGTAGTCACGACGCCCCCCTCAGGTCAGGTCTTCGAGGGTGAGCCGCCACGCCGTAGCGGTGGAGCCGTAGTCGACGGCCATCACCGTCATCGCCTGGCCCACCATCCGCGGGTCAGCCGACGCCGTGACCGTCACCACGTCACCGATCCGAAGCGCCCCGGCCGGCAGCGCGTCGAAGGGCAGTGCCGCGTTGTAGCGGGCCACGACCTGACGCCGCTCACCCGCCTCCGTCGGAGACGGCGTGCGCTGCGGCCGCACCCGAATCGCCCCGGTGTACAGGGTCGTCGCGGACCCCGGGGTGAGCTGACTGGTGGTGCGGTTCAGCGTCGGGGCGCCTGGTCGGGTGATGGTGCAGGCATCCACCATGAGGTCCTGGTGCGCCCGCCTGCCTGCGGCGAGCAGCGGCCTCGGATCGATGGCCGTCATCAGGTCACCGGAGTAACGGAGAACGCGGCGACCCTGTACGGGCGCAGCGCCTCCTTGTGGTCCGCTGAGAGCTGGGCGCCGCCGATGGTTTCCGCCGCGAACGTGCGGCTGTAGTCGTCGATCGTCTCCGACCGCAGACCCTGCGGGTTGGTCATGTTCATCCCGGCCAGGTCCAGCACGATGTCCACGACGTCGTCCGGGACCTCGGTGTAGCCGTGCGAGTAGGTCACCCGCACGCGCTGCGCCCAGATACCCTGCGGCCGCATGAACGGCCAGCCCATCAGCCGAGTCGGCGCCCACCACGCCTCACCTCGAGTCAGCTCCGTGCCGATCCGGGTGAAGTCGCGGCCTTCCACCGCCGTGTACTGCTGGTCGGTGATCCCGAACAGCTCGACGACGGTGAGCAGATGCGTGCTGTCGATGACCAGCGGGCGCTGCGGCAGCCGCAGCACCCGTCCGCCGCCCGGCAGGGTGATCGTCTCGTTCTCCACCAGCGTGAACTGCTGGCGGCAGTGCTTCCGCACCCGCGCGGAGGCCCGGCGCAGGGCCATCGCGGCCTGCGCCGGGTCCAGGGTGCGTTGCAGGGCCGCCTCGAGGTCCGCCTGCAGCGCGAGAGGGGTCGGGGACATGGCTGGCCCCCTTTGCTACTCGGTGTCGGTCAGGGCCGTCAGGCGCTTCACGACAGTCGACCGCGGCTTGTCCTTGGCCTGCTCGGCCGCCAGGGCTTCACCGGCACGGTCCGGGTCGCCGTCGACCCACGTCATGAGGTCGTCGATGGTGCCGTCCACCGGCGGGCCGTCCCCGCCGTCACCGTCGGGGTCCTCCGCCGGGGCGAGGGGCTCCTCCGGGACCGGCTCGGGCTCCGGGTCGGCTTCCAGGATCTCCACCGCGCCCTCAGGGCCGTTGGCGGCGAGGTGGCGCGCCAGGTCGCCCTCCAGTTCCTCGCCCTTGCCGTACTCGCGGACCTCGTAGTTCCAGTACGCCCGCGTCGGCAGCAGTACGCGCACGCGCATAGCTGCTCTCCTTTCTCCATGGGAGGCCCGCCGGCGCGGACGGACAGGGAATGTCTCCGCGCCGGCGGGAGACGGTGTCAGGCGTGCTCGATGACGACGCCGCGCTTGTACAGCGCCGCGTCACCCGAGCCGGAGTCCGAGGGGACACCGAAGTCGCCGATCCAGCTCCAGGTGTTGGAGATGATCTGCTGCAGGCGGTCCTGAGCCGGGCGCACCAGAAGGGTGACGTCCACGGCCGGGGCGGCGCTGATGGTGCGGATCTCCGGCACGTCCTCCACGCCGGTACCGGCGAGCAGGTTGTTGGTGCCCTCGAACGGCGCGGACATCAGGGCGTTCGCACCGAGCACGATCGGCCGGTGCACCGTCAGGGTGCCGGCCGTGCCGCCGTTGGCGATGGTCGGCGACTCCAGGTTGCGCACCCAGTCGATCCCCGCGAACCGGCCGATCGACAGGTCCCGGTAGATCGGGGAGTCGACGCGGCCCTGCAGGGCCTGCTTGAAATCGGAGTCGGCGAAAAGCTGCGCCTCGGTGTCGGGGTCGATGTGCGCGACGTAGTAGCCGCCCACGGTCGGGACGGCCATCTTCCGCAGGCGCGCCACGGCAGCCCGGAAATTCGCGAACGTCACCGTATTCGACGACGTCAGGTCGTAGGCCGAGTTGCCGGCCGCGCGGACGCTGACCGGGGCGTTCGCCGCCGTCACGTAGTCACCGGCGACGTCGACCCGGGCGGTGCCCAGAGTCAGGGTCCTGGTGGACGTGTTCACACCGGTCACGGTGTTCGCGGTGCCCGCGATGTTCACGGTCAGCGGGAACGAGCCGGACACGGCCGTGGGGACGCCGTTGACCATGACGGTCTCGAAACCGTCCGTCGAGTTCACGATCATCGACGTGTCCGAGGAACCCGCGGTGGTCACCCAGGTGCGGCCGCCGGCGTAGGCCTTGAAAAGCTTGTTCCGGGCGACCTGGTTGATGGTCTGCCCGGCGTTGATGCCCAGGTTCTCGATGTCGGCGAGGAACTTGCTCGCCAGCGCCATCGCGCTGCCCAGCATGTTGGTGTCCATGCTGTTCGCGTACTGGTCCATCGTGACGGACCACTGCTCGATGGTGTACGTCGCCGCCGCCGGGTCCGAGCCCGTGACCGGGGTGGTCACCGGGGCCAGCAGGCCCTTCCGGGTGAACGTCTTGGTGTCACCCAGACCACCCATCCACGGCTCAGAGTCCGCGATCTGGGGGAAAAGGAAGTTCGGCACGAGCGCGTCACGGAAGACGCGGTCGAGAAGGCCGTTCTGCAGCATCGCCTGGATACCGGCGGGCAGGGACGGCCGGACACCAGCGTGCCGGTCCAGCCGGAACCACGAACGCGCCGGGCGCGCCGGGCGCGCCATGGTCATGGTGGGGGTCATGTCACTCCTCAGTGATCTTTACGGACACGTGGTCCGGGTATTGCTGCGCGACCTGCTCCAGGCCCAGCAGCGCGGTTTGGGTGATGGCCGATACGGCGGCGCAAGCGAGACCCCCAACGGCAGGCCCGTCATGACCGACCACCTCGATCGAGGTGTGTCCGTCACCCAGCCGGGCACGGACTTTGATCACAGCGAACGTTGCCGGTAGCCGACCTTGGCCAGCTCAGCGGCGACCTGGTCGGCGGGGGCGTCGAGGAAGTTCGTCGGCTCCGGAGCGCCACGCGATCCCTGGCCCGGGTCGGGCTTGGGCTTGGGCTTCGGCTCCGGGACGACCGGCGCAACGGCCGGCTCGGGCTGGGCCCAGTGCGGCTTGCGGTCCAGAAGGTCCGTCAGGTCGGCCTCGATGGCGTCGGTGTCGATCTCGCCGTCGGCGTCCACGTACTTGGACGGGTCGCGCATGAGCGCGTCCGTCGCGTCCGTGGTGTCCGCGAACTTCCCCGTGGACAGGGCCTTCACCTCGGCCTGCACCGCGCGGGCGACGGCCTTGGCCGCCTGGCCCTCGAGCCGCTCGGCCTTGGCGGTCGCCTTGTCCAGCTCGGACTTGTCGCGGTCCTCGAAATCGCGGACCTTCTTCGCGAGGTCAGCGGCCTGCCGCTTCGCGTCCGCGGCCTGCTTCAGTGCCGCCTTCTTCTCGGCCTTCATCTGGTCGAGGGCCTTCTTGCCGGCATCGCCGAGCTTGTCGGCGCCGTCCGGGTCCGCATCCGGCTCCGGATCGGCAGGGTCGGGGTCGGGCTCCGGGTCCGTCGGGGCCGGGTCTGTCGGCGGGTCCGTGTCCGGGTTGCCCGGATCGGGGTCGACGGGGTCGGGGTCGGCGGCGTGACGGGTCAGGTCGAACCAGTGCTTCTTGGTGATGGGCATGCGAATGTCTCCCGTTGCGGGATTGGATGGACCGCGCATTGCGCGCGGCCTCAGCTCATGTAGCCGAAGCGCCTGAGTAGGCGGATCAGCTCAGTCCGGCCCTCAGCGAGCCGGTAAATCTCCCCCGGAGTCAGCCGGGGAGTCTTGAGTCGGAAGCGCGGCAGGCCCTGCTGCACGTCCGTGGCGCTGCGGGCGAACCGCTGCCCCGTGCGCTGCTCGGCCTCGCGCAGCGCCTGCTGGTAGTAGGCGCCCCGCTTCGTGGTGCCCTCGAGCGTGGCCACGACCTTCTTGCCGTAGGCGTCGAGCGTCACTGTGGAGCGGCCGGCGTTGACGACGGAGGAGATGTCCGCGCCGTTGCGGATCGCCGCCGCGCCACCGACCCCGAACCGCCGGTCCTGCTCCGTGCTGGACAGCGCGCGGAAGAACCCCATCGGGTCCGTGCGGCGTCCCGGGCGGGCCCTGGTCGACGGCGTTCCATAACACTGGCAGCGCTTATGGCGTTGAAAGTCGGCGTTGTAGCGGTACCAGCGCCCTGCGAGGATCACGCACCGCGCGCACGCGCCGGCCCGGACCGTCCTGACGTAGCCGGTCACCGTGCGGTTCGCGGCCATCGCCACCCCAGCCGCACCCCGGCCCGCATCGGCGACCTCCGAGGCCACCATCCGCTGGAGCTGCGCCAGGCCGCCGATCATGGCTTCCTGCACCGTCAGGCCGCCCTGGATGAGGGTCTTGGTGCGGATCACCGGCAGGTACAGCAGGCTGTCCAGCGGCCGTCCGTCCGCCGCCACGCCCGACAGGGCCCGCGCGTTGACCTGGCTGGCGCCCGTCTCGTAGTTCGAGGTCAGGCCGTCCGCCGTGACCATCGCGTCCACGTAGGACTGGCCTGTGGACGCGGCGATCAGTTGGCCGGCGGCGACCGCCCGGGTGATGGCCGGGCCGAGGCCGCGAAGCCATGACCCGGACATGTCTGCGGACGCGAGTTCCTTCCACAGCCGTTCGATGGTGATCGACGTCTGCAACTGGGCCCGGCGCTGCGCGTTCCCGTAGGCGAGCACGATCGCGTCCTGCGTCTGGACGGCCATGTCAGCCGCCAAGGACAGGAACGTCAGCAGCAGCCGGCTCAGGGGCTGCGGGGGGCGCTTCCTGCGGTGCTGTGCTCACCTGGTGCAGGTCCATGGCGGTCATGCGGGTCAGCGCGTCGTCCTGCATGTTCCGCATCCGGTTGCGCTGCACCACCGAGTAGCCGAGGTCTTCCCAAGCCTGCTCCGTCGGCAGAAGCCCCGATGCGTGGAGCTTCACCACAGCGTCGGCCTTCTGCGCGTACGTCGGTGTCGCCGCGTCCCGCCATACGGTCTCGAGCTTGCGCGTACGCGGGTCAAGTTCGCCGTCCCGCACCAGCAGGACCAGACGCATGATCCGCTCCCACGCCTCGCCGAACGCCCGCTGACGCCGCTCGGCTCGCTTCACCAGCCGGGACTCCGACGCGCGGATCGCATCGGCCGACGGCGGCTGAGCTGTTGCCAGACCCAGGAAAGCGGGCGGCAGACCCGTCAGCGCCGACACCAACCTGGCAAGCGTATTGATCGTCTCGTGGAAGTTGCTGAGCTGCGCCTCGGGGAACTGGCCGAACTTCACCGTGTCGGACTCGTTCGCCCACAGGCGGCCCGCCAGCGACGACATGGCACCCAGCGGCTGCCCGTTCTCGTCCGCGAAGTCGTCCCGGGCCATGCCCGTCGCCCACCGGCGCGGCATCGCGTGATACTCCGCGGACACCATCATGTCTGAGGCGATCTTGCAGGCGGCATCCGAGATCGGAACCACCGAACGCAGCTCCGACGTGCCCTCCAGATGCCCCAGCCGCGGCTTGTTCGCCAGCGGCACCACCAGCACCTGGCCGAGGTCGTGCTCATCTCGGTCGGTCTCCGCCCAGGCGCCCTTCACCTGCTCGAACGTGCACCGCATCGACGGCAGATACAGCTGCGCCATCTTCGTCGGCTGCGACCCAGCCGCGCCGGGCTCCTCCCAGCGCTTCACCGCCGCCGCGACTTCCCGGGTGCGAGGATCCCGCTCCGCGAAGACCTCGAGCGCGGACTCCGCCGTCACGATGGGCGTGTCAGCGTCGTCCTCGTTCGTGCCGACGATCGCATACGAGCGTCGGAGCGCCAGCGCATCGACGTGCGCCTGCTGCGACCCCTCATCCAGGTCGTTGGCCTGCCACACACTCCACAGGTCATCGGCCGTGGTCTCGGAATCGGAGTACCGGAACCCTTCGATGTCCAGGCGCTCATCCAGAGCGTCCACGACCAACTGCGGCCAGTTGATGATCAGCTGCCGCATCCGGTCATTCAGCTCGGACTGGATCTCCGGCGCCAGATAGCTGAGCGGCTGGCTCCCCTCGTAGTAGGAGTCCATCAGCCGCAACTCGGGGAGCTCCCTGTCGTGCAGGCCGATCAGTCGCTTCAGCCACGCCTCCGGATCGAGATCGAGGGCCACAAAAACACCCCCATCGTCATCAGCGCACCACAGTTGTCTTCCGGGAGGGAGGCGGCTCGTTGCCGCCAGCCTTGATTGCGTCCCGGCGGGCTTCCCACGACAGGCAGCCGGCCATAGCGAGGTCGATCTTTCGCGGGGAGTCGTGGCGGTCCTTCTGGATCGTCCACATCGGCTTTCCTTCGTCGTCCTTCACCCCGGCGTTGCGCTTCACCGCGTTCGCGATGTGCCGGGCGAAGACGTCGCTGCCGTCGTGCGACAACTCGCCGCCTGTCATCGCCGTCTGGTAGGCCCGCAGGGCGAATGCCATCTGGCGGCGCCGGTGCGTCCACCACTCGACGACGACCTTCGGCCCGTACTTCCCAGCCCAAGCCGCGATGGTCTCCTCGTAGTACGCCGGGTCCGCATAGACCCGCATCACGCGCCAGGTCCGCATCGCGTCGTCCAGGACGGCGTGCACCTCGGCTTCGGGAACCTCCCAGGACTCGGCCTCCTGCTTGTTCGCCGGGGACTCCCACACGCCGAGCACCCACTGGTGGCCCGTCTCGATGTGGGTAGCGATGAAGCCAGTCGAGTCACTCCACTTCGACCCGTCGAAGCCGATGGAGATGGCTTCCTTGTCCGGGACGACGAAGCGCGAGTCGGCCAGCTCCTGCCAGCGCGCCTTGTCGAAGGCCTTCGCCGACGCGGTGCCCGGCTGGTTCAGGAAGTACCGACGGGCGTCCGCCGGGTCCGTATCCGGCTCGCGCATGTCGCTGGCGATGCGCTCGAGGTCCATCCACCCCGCAGCACCGCCGTACACGTACTCCAGGGCGGGCAGCAGCTGGTCGTCGTCGTGGAGATCCTCGACGTGCGGCGCCTCGCGGTGGTCGAACAGCAGGCCACCGTCACGCACGCGGCCCGCGACCACCGCCTTGTGGTACTCGTGGGTCGCCTCGGCCACGCTGCTCTCGCCGACCGCGTACATCGTCGATGTCTCCAGCGACCACGGCTCTGCCTTCCGGCGCTTCACCAGGTTGCGGCGGACCGTCTTGTGCATCGCCCGCAGTTCAGGCAGCACGTAGAGGTGCGTTTCGTCGAAGACGCTGAACGTCTCCTTGCCGCCGTCCTTCGCGGCGCCGGACGACGTCGACGGGACGATCTCGCCGCCGCCCTCGAGGAAAATCCGGCTCGACGTCTGCGCTGAGCGGCCCAGGTCGATGCCGGGGAACTCGTCTCCGAAGTGCTCGACCAGGTGCTCGAGCATCGCCGTGACGTTGTCGTAGGTGTTCCCGGACTGGTTCTCCTCCGTTGCCAGGCAGCGGATGAACGGATACACCTGCTCGCGTCCCACCGGTTCGCCGGCGGCATCCCAGCCATCGAAACGACACGGGCCCAGGGCCTCGAAGCACACCAGCGCGCCCGCGAGCTCGCTCTTCGCCCGGCCCTTCGGACGGGACAGAAACGCCCGGTTGATCTTCCGGCGGCCCGTCACCGGGTCGAGCCGGTACGCCTTGACGATGAACGCGGCCATCTCATCGTCGATGACCAGATCCTGGCCCTGGACGTCACCTGGGCCGTGGCACAGGTACTGCTCCATCCAGTCGATGGCCTCGAAGCCGAGGGAGACGAATTGGTCGGGGTCAGCTATCCGCCTGGCCATCGACGACCTTCAGCACGCGGTCCCGCCGTGACGCCGCGCCGCGGGCCTTCGTAGGCCGCCGTCCCGGAGATTCACTCTCCAGCTCGGCCACTGTCCAGCGCAGCCGGACCCGGTCTGCCGCCGTGCCGCCCAGCGACGCCTCGTTCAGCCGGATCTCCGCCAGCAGATCCTTCCTGGGCTCCTCCCAGTACTGCTGGACCAGCTCGGCCAGCATGTGCAGCCGCTGCCAGTCCGTCATGAGGAACGTCGCCGCCTGCGGGCTGCTGCGCCATGTTTCGTACCAGGCCAGCGTGCGGCTGTCGTAGTCGTGTCCGCCGGGCAGTTCCGGCGTGGGTCCGTCAGGGCCGTCAGCCGGAAGAACTGTCGTCACTACCGCGTCGGCATTGCGCCGGCGCCGCTGAGACGAATCCTTCGGCAGGGGTCCGTTTCCAGGCATGGAGATCACCTCTGTCGTGCGTGCCATTGCGGCATCAAATCGGCGGCCATTGCGGCGCGCCGGTAACTACACAGGGTCACAAATGAAGATCACGAAGGGGCCCCGGCAAATCCCGAGACCCGTACACACAGCGATGGCCCTCCCCGAAGGTCCGGAGACCATGATCATCGAACCTCCCCTCCCCTGCCCCCTGTCACGCTGCGTCACGCCGCCTTGTCCTGCTTGGAGCTGTTGCAGCCCAGGCAGGCGGTGCGCACGTTGGCCAGGCTGTGCTCTCCACCCTTGGACAGTGGCACCACGTGGTCGACGGTCGGGCTGATGGTGTCGAAGGGTGAGGCGTCAGGGTCGGTCGGCTGCTCGCACCGGTAGCAGATCCAGTTGTCACGCTCGAAGACCTGAAGTCGGTCGAAGCGGTCAACGATCAGCGCGCCTGCTTGCTCTGCTCGATGGACGGCGTCCGTTGCCCAGTCGTAGCTACCCAGGCGTGGCGCGGCTGGGCCGAACTGCAGGAGGCGGCGGCACTGTATGGAGCACGTCGGCCGGCGGTTGGCCGCGTAGGGCCGCAGCACGGGAGCCGAGCACACGGTGCAGGCGGTCAGGGTGGAGGCATGCCGGTTGGGCTGGTGCTCCTGGTTGTAATGGGTAGAGCACAAGCCCTTGGCACGATGCGGCTTACCGCATTGGGGCAGCGTGCAGATACGCTCGACCACGTCGACCTGCTCTCATCAGGATCGGCCACGCCCCGGGACTGTTGTCGCAGTCGCCGGGGTCTATCCTTCATTGTCCCAGTTCAGTGCGTATGTGGACCTGAATTGCGGTGCTGTGTACGGGTGTTGATGGTCACTTGTGCCAGGCTCTCGTCTCGCTGCTCGCGTCGCCGTCCGCCGGCGCCTCGCTCTGCTGCTGGTACGGGGGCAGCTCCACTGTCATGGGTGTGGTGCGCTGCTCGGTCCATGCCTGGTTGCAGTTGTCGGGGTCGATGTAGCGGCGTCCGCTGGGGTCGAGCTTGTAGGCGGGGTAGCGGATGACGGTCTGTCCGTCGGCTTCGTGCTCGATGCTGAGCCACCGATCGGCGACGGTGGTGGGGTCGATGCCGTTGTCGGTGAGCCACTGACAGAGGGCTGCGCGGTGCTGCTCTATCTCGGGCTTGCGAATGAGGCGGAGTACGGTCACGTGATCAGCCCACCCGTCTGGTCTGCTGCGTGCGTGGGTGGTCTGTGCGGCCGCGGCACGTGGTGTTGTGGTGCCCGAGGCGACAGCGAAGGCGACCGAATGCGCAGTAGGCGGCGTCGCGTGGCTCTGAGATTGCGTACCTGATGGCCCACGTCAGGGCTGATCGGCACGCTGCGCGGGGCCGGTAGTGCGGGCGTAGGTGCGGGGTCTCGACGCCGGGCTGCCGGGGCGTGCTCACGTGTTGAATCCTCCGGGCTGGTGCTCGGCGGTGGAGCGAGCGTGGCAGGGCTGGCACAATCCGCGTCCGTGCTTGGGGTCGTTGGGGTCGAGGCCTTGGGCTACGAGGTCGCGGCGGCTGAGGGGCCAGTGGTCGGCGTGCTTACTTGGGGCGGTGCCGCAGAGGACGCATGTGGGGTTCTTGGCGAGGACGCCGGGCCGGAAGCGGGTCTCGTGCTGGCCGCCGTAGCCGCGTTGCCGTGCTGTGCCGCGTCGCTGCTCGGCTTCGCTGCGGCAGCCTGGGCAGCGGCCGCCTTGGTCCGTGTACTCGGGGCAGCCTGGCTTGCTGCACACGCGCCAGCCTGTACGTCGGGGCATGGCGGTCTCCGGTCTACTCGACGCGCTCGGGCCAGTGCCAGGTGCCGCCGAGACGTGACGCTTCGGCCCATCCGCATGTGTGGTAGCGGAAGGGATTGCCGTGCGTCTCTGGGTCGGGGCAGTTGGGTTGGCCGGGCGTTTCGGCTCCGTCGTGGTACTGCACCGCGCGGTTGAAGAACTGCCCGGTCGGGTTGAGGACGGCGAGGCCCACCTGGTCCGGGTGGTCGGGGTCGCCGGTCAGCTCGGTGATGATGGCTGCTCGGCATTCGCTGGTGTACTCGCCGCCGGGTGTGCCGAAGGAGACGTAGTGGACGATGCGGCCGATGCTGGGCGCGGGCATGGTGTCTCCGGTCAGGTGGCGGGGCCGGGGGTCAGTGGCTGCCGGCGGTGTGGCGGGCTTGGCCTGTGCCGCGGTGAATGTTGCCGCCTTGTGCTGGCTGCATCATGAGCCGTTCGAGGTCGGCGAGTTCGCGCTCGCGTAGGTCGATGAGCTCGCGCGCCTTGGCGATCATTGCGGCGTCGGCGTTGCCGTCGATGAGGCGCTGCTGTTTCTGCTGGATCCACTGGAGGCGTTGGCGGGCGCGTTCGCGGTCGGCTTCTGCGCGTTCTTTGATCTGGCTGCCCTTGCGCTTCTCGACGACGGGTACAGCTCCGGCGATCTTCTGTGCGCGGCGGAGGACCGTCTTGAATGCCTGTTCGTTGGCGATCGAGGGGCTGACGGAGAGTTCCTGCTGCTCGGGGTCGTCTGGGTGGGCGTAGCAGGGGTAGCCCTGGCTGTTGGTCCACACGTGGTCGAAGCCGAGGTGTGTGAGGTCTTTGATGAGCTGCTTGGAGTAGCGCTTCATGGGCTGTGTCGTCTCCGGCCTGGTGGTCAGACGGTGACGGTCTTGATGTTCCGGAACCGCGGGATCGTGGTGACGTCGGTCAGTGATCCGTTGTGGATGCCGAAGTAGCGGCCGCGGATGAAGGTGTTGGCTGCGGTGGCGGTCCAGCCGGCTCCGTCGGTGCGGCGCAGGATGACCTGGGTCGCGTTGACTTCGATCTCGAATGATGCCCACACCCCGGCGGTCATGGCGGCGGTGGTTGTGGTGTTGATCTGCACACCGGAGGTGGCTGCGGCGGCGACGGTGTAGAGCTGCATGTCTCCGGCGACGGGGCGGATGAGCATGCGGTAGGCGGCGTCGTCGTTGGCTACGCCGAATTGGTGTTTGGAGTCGTTGACTGCGCCGAACCACAGGCCGGCGTGGAGGGTGCCGGTGGGGAGGACAGGGAACATGCAGTCGAATGTGATCTTGTAGCCGGTGGCGCCGTCGGTCATGCAGCTGCGCGAGCCGAGCAGGTTGCCGTTGCCTGAGGTGGCGGGGCAGTACACGCCACCCGCGCCGGTGTCCCACTTGAGGGCGAAGAGCGGATCACCCTTGGCGGCACCGATGTCACCTGGGGACTTGACCTGCCAGGAGACGGGGGCGTCGGTGAGGATCGGCGTGGTGGCCGAGTGGGTGACGTAGGAGTACTGGGAGCACATCATGCCCTGCACGCCGAGGGAGACGAGGTGGTCGCGCTCGGAGCGGCGGTGGACTTCCCAGACGATGGTCTTCTTGCCGCGGGCGACGACGGTCGTGAACTGGGAGTCGGTGGCCTCGGCGGGGACGCCCCAGTAGTCGACGTTCGCATCGACGGCGTCCATGGCCGCGGCTGAGGTGCCGACGTCGACATAGGCCCAGGTGCGGAAGCCGTGACTCTTGGCCCACGCGAAGCTGTTGGCGGTGTAGTAGTTCTTCCACACCACGCTCTTGCCGGCGCCCGGGTACTGCAGCAGGAGGTTTTGCAGGAGCGGTACGGCGGCGTTGGACTTGGCCTCGACGAAGATCACGACTTTGCCGAGGAACTTGTCCAAGACCTCGCGGACGGTGGGAATGTCCTTGTTCGCCCAGCCGGGGCCCAGGAGCGGCGTCGGGACGACCTTGACCTTCTCCTTCATCACGCCCCACGGGTAGAGCGCATTGGAGCCGGTGAAGGTGCTGTTGGTCATCCGGTCGA